CGACTGGGGACCGATCCATGAGAGTACGTCTGTCGATGTGCTGTGGATCCACATACAACCTTTTGAGGCCATATATGGACGGAAATGTATCAACACTTCTGGAAAATCCCAAGTTCATCTACGACTACCTTACCTGTATTATACCTAAATCCATGGCTGTTTCGATACAGCGTTTGATCCTTCATTGGGTTAAACATAAAGGTGTAGAATGGACGGTTGCAAGGTTGAAAGACCTTAAAGCCCAAAGGATACACTATGAAGGTGGATCTGACCTTATTATTGTGAGGTCACATATGGATCTGACACCGAAAGGTGCTTTTAGACCTATATGGGGTATTGACTTGGTGAAGGCCCTACGGGTGTTAAATATCTATACATCTGTAATTTTGCCAAAAGTAACCAAGAAGCAGATACATAAGTTTCATAGTGCTGTAAAAAGCGCTAAGTGGGACATGTGTCTACCACTTCGGACTGATGGGATAGTGATAGATAAGAATTATTATCACCCTCATCCGTTCAAGTGGATTCGCGCGGAGAATAAGAATGCTCCTTATATAAAGGATGGCCAAGTTAGTTCCAAAGAGGAAAAGAAATTGACCTTTGAGGACATCCTTAATGATGCGTTTGCCTTTTATAACAACACCGATCATGTGCTAAAGCACTCAACCGAGTATGCTAAGGCATTAGGTATTCACGTTCAAACTTTGAAGCGTGAAGCTATGTTTAGGAAGGGTGAACTATTCGTTCACAGGCTAGGGGAGGATCCATTTATGTGGTCCAAAATCCTAGTAGGAAGGATTGGTTACATTCAAGAAAGAGGGGCAAAATTGCGAGCTATTGCAAACCCATTCCGACACTTTCAAATGGTTTTGACACCACTTGCTATGGCTTTTGATGACCTGTTAAGGCGTCAGAGTTGGAGCTGCGTGCATAATCAAGAGGATGGGACCAAGTTTTGTCGTGAAAAGCTGGTGGAAGGCAAAACCATCAGTTCGATCGATTTATCGAATGCCACTGATACTTTTCCTTTAAAGGTTCAGTTGGAGGTTGCTCGCTCAATCTTGGAAAGATCGAGGGTTTCCGCATCCAAACGAGGAGGGAAACGGGGTTTAACCCAACCTGAGTACCAAAATCCGAGGATTTTAGGCGCCCAAGGTCAATTCCATACTGGGCAGGAACCTGCCGACCTTCTGGATGAACTTGCTATTTTTGAAGCTCTCGCTAGAGGTCAATGGTCAGATCGAGAAGGAAAGGATATTCCTTTCTTAACTTGGTGCAAAGGGCAACCGCTTGGGCTTGTCCCATCTTTTGCTCTATTTACGCTCACCCATGGGATTCTCATTAGAAATATTGAGATGAAATTGGGCAAAGTGGACACATTTCGCGTTGTCGGTGACGACGTTGTTATTGCCGACCCGGATGTTACACAGCGCTACGTCGAAGAGTTGGAATATATGGGGTGTGAAGTTTCATCCCTGAAGACAATTACTTCTTCCCAAGTAGCAGAGTTCGTGGGTAAAGTTGTAACCACGAAAGGGGAGCTTCCAGTTGAAAAATGGAAGTGTTTCTCTTGGGCTGATCCGTTAGGAGTCATAAGGACTCTAGGGTTGCCAGCTCTGAAGTTTGTTCCCAAGACTGTAAGGAAGAGGGTAGCTTTGTTAGCTGCCGCTCCTGAGCCCGTTGGTTTAGGACTCAACCCGAAGGGTTTGGGATGGGATAAGAGGGTACCACTATCAATACAACATTGGTGGTGGCCTGTGAAGCGTAGCGTGCCATCAGACGAAAGGCTCTCATATGACGATGCAAATTTGCGTCATCATTATATGTGGGGGGCCGTTGCTGAAATGGCCAACAGATTTGTTGACGTTTTCGTAGGCGGCAATCACCTTGAAAAAGGTGAAACTTTAATCCCCTTTCCTCACGACAGTGAGGTTGTTCTAGACGAGCTGATCTATGACCACATAAGTGCAGTCAATCGATCGAGGATTCATCCAGATGACCCTGAGTTTGTTGTACAGGGTTTACCAAGCCCCAATAGGGGTAGGTTCGATGAAGAATTGAAGCGAACGATTGTTCGTGGTAAGAATGGCAGACTTTCCCGCTATATCCGCGAATGCAGAAAGGTAGCTAGGTGAACAAGAGG